AGAAATCAAGCAGGCCCTTAAAGATAAAGCACATATGAAAAAGTATGGCCTTATTACAAAAGAAGAAATAGCCGAATATAAAAGATTAGTAGAAACTAATGAGGCGGAGTCCCTCTTGTTGAGGCTGCTTATGAAATTTCCTATGAATAAAGGAGACCCTACCATAAATCCAACTCGTAAATTCGATAAAACATACCAAGACGAAATTCTAGATCCGTTCGACGACATCCCGTTCTAATGCCTAAAAAAAAACACCCTAAAAGCGGGCCAGCACTTAAGAACGTAACCCCTATATCTAAGATACTGGCAGAGCGCGAACTGTGCCGTCGCCGCCTGCTGCCATTCGTCCTGTCTAATGTGAAGAACTACGAGGCAGGTTGGGTGCATCAAGAGATCTGCGAAAAGCTTGAGGAGTTTGAACGTAAGATTGTCGCCCGTGAGTCGCCGCGTTTAATGCTCTTCTTACCGCCACGACATGGTAAATCTGAGCTAGCCTCCACGCAATTCCCTGCCTGGTTCTTAGGTCGAAATCCTGAGAAAGAAATAATTAGCTGTTCGTACGCATCTGGCCTGGCACTGTCATTCTCCCGCAAAGTGCGGGAACTATTGCGTAACCCTAAGTACCACGGCATATTCCCGAATACCATGCTGCAACAAGATAGCCAGTCTACTGAGAACTGGCTTACCACAGAGAATGGCGGTTACCTGGCTGCAGGAGTTGGAGGTCCCATCACGGGACACGGTGCCCATGCGTTGTTGATTGATGACCCGGTCAAAAATCGGGCAGACGCAGAGAGCGCTACAGAGAGGAACAAAGTTTGGGACTGGTACTCATCAACAGCTTATACAAGGCTAATGCCAGGTGGCGGAGTACTGTTGATTCTTACCCGGTGGCATGTAGATGATCTGGCAGGCAGATTGCTCCATGAAATGAAGCACGGCGGCGGCGATGAATGGGATATCGTTGTATACCCTGCTCTTGCGGTTCACGACGAAACTTACCGTAAAACAGACGAGGCGCTGCACCCAATACGTTACGACGAAAAAGCTCTTCGGAAAATCAAAAACGCTCTTGCACCAAGGGACTGGGGTGCGTTGTATCAGCAAAATCCGAGCACTACCGAAGGTGCAATCATCAAGCGTACTTCATGGAACCGATGGTTATTAAAGAAACCACCATCTTGCGAGTATGTAATCCAGAGTTATGACACAGCGTATTCTAAAAGTGAGACAGCTGACTATTCGGTAATAACCACTTGGGGGCTGTTCTACCCAGATGGAGATTACTCTGGCCATATTATCGCGCCCGATGGTGAAGGCAATGACCGCTCACCGAAATTCTCTGGAGAAGAAGCCCATCTGATCCTGCTAGACTCAGTCAAGGGAAGATGGGGTTTTCCTGAACTAAAGGAAAAAGCTTACGAGTTGTATACTTACTGGGAACCTGACAGTACGATTATAGAAGCGAAAGCAACGGGGTTACCGCTGGCCCATGAGATGCGCAGAACAGGGATACCAGTTCAGACATATACGCCTACGCGGGGAAATGATCATATTGTCCGAGCACATAGTGTTAGTGACGTATTTGCCAGTGGATTCGTCTGGGCACCTAAAAATGAGTGGGCGAATGATTTGATTGAGGAATGCCATAAGTTTCCGAGTGGTAAGTATGATGACCAACTCGACAGTACCGTACTAGCTGTAATGCGGTTTAGACAAGGGGGATTCGTTAGACTTATAACAGACGATGACGTAGACTTTGTTCCCAGAGCACGACGCACATATTATTAAGAGGTAATTCATGCCGATAGAGAAATCTACTAGCCAGTACTATAACGAATCCCTTGTTGACCCTAAGGCTAACGACGTAGAAATTGACCTACCTGAAGACTACTCTGAAGATGACGTTGTGGAGCTAGAAGACGGTAGTGCCATCGTCGGAGGAGGGTTTGACGAAGAAGAAATGCCTCCTATAGAAGAAGCACCACATATGTCGAATCTGGTTACTTATTTCGACGATGATGAGCTTAATGTAATCTCTCAGGAACTTATACAGGCATGGGAAGACGACAACGAATCACGTTCCGAATGGAAGGCTATTTATTCTAAAGGACTTGATTTACTAGGCATGGATGTCGAAGATCGCAGCGAACCTTTTGAGGGCGCAAGCGGGGTTCATCATCCTTTACTGGCCGAAGCGGTAGTTCAATTCCAGGCACAGGCCTACAAAGAACTACTTCCCGCAGCTGGGCCAGTATCAACCAAGGTACTAGGTGTTGAGGACGATAAGCGTATAGCACAGGCTAACCGTGTTCAAGATTTCATGAACTACCTCATAGTAGATGTCATGGAAGAATATGACGCTAACATGGACCAGTTGTTATTCTACTTACCTCTCTCTGGTTCTGCGTTCAAGAAAACATATTTTGATCCCCTTAAGGAAAGAACAGTCAGTATTTTTGTAACTGCAGATCATATCACTGTTCCTTACTCTGCGACTGATCTCAACGACGCGCCCCGTATTATTCATGACTTTGTAATGACGGGTAATGACCTGCTTAAATATCAGGAGAATGGCTTTTATGCAGACACCCATATCCCTGAAGCAGGCACTGTAACTCGTACTGAAACAGATGAGGCTACTGATGAACTAATTGGTATTCAACCAGGTGAGTTCACTTACAACGAAGAGTATGTAATCTTAGAAGGACATCTCAATCTCGACCACGAAAAACTAAATACTGACGGCGGCGTAGCCTTACCTTTTATTGTTACACTCGAGAAAGAGTCTGGTGTTATCTTAGCTATTCGTAAGAATTTTCAGGAGCAAGACCCATTATTTAAACGCCTGGATTTCTTCACCCACTATAAATTTCTACCAGGCCTTGGCTTCTACGGTTTTGGATTAATCCATATGATCGGAGGTCTAACGAAATCTGTTACGTCCATCTTACGCCAACTTATAGATGCTGGTACGTTTGCGAATCTGCCCGGTGGTTTTAAAGCCAAAGGCATACGTGTAGCGGGTGAAGACGACCCAATTGCTCCAGGCGAGTGGCGAGATATAGATACCCCTGGGGGAGCCTTAAGAGACGCCTTAGTACCACTACCTTACAAAGAACCAAGTGCAACGTTGGCAGCGCTGCTGGGTTCGCTAGTAGAATCGGGACAGCGGTTTGCCAGTATTGCAGACATGCAGGTAGGCGATACGTCGGGCCAGCAGCAACCTGTAGGTACTACTATAGCGATGCTGGAGCGAGGAACCAAAGTGATGTCCTCTATCCACAAACGCCTGCACAAAGCTCAAAAGCACGAATTTAAGATTTTAGCCCGCCTAATCTTCGACTCACTACCTGAGGGGCAACCTTACCCCTATGCGACTCAGCAGTCAGCTGGTCAAATTATGAAGACGGATTTCGATGACAGGGTTGACGTTATACCCGTGTCAGACCCGAATATATTTTCCATGGCTCAGCGTATAATGCTGGCAACTCAGCAGTTGCAAATGGCGACCGCAGCTCCAGAAATACATAATCTGAAAGAAGCTTATCGTCGTATGTATGTTGCTATGAACATAGATGACTACGAAACTTTATTAAAACCAGAGGATAAACCAAAACCATTGACCCCGTTACAAGAGCACAGGCGTGTATTTGAGAATAAGAAACTTGAACCAGTTGAGCAAATGAATCATAAAGCTCACTTGAAAGCACATCTGGCATTTCTTAAACACCCTGCCTTACAGGGTAACTTTGAGTTTGCAGCAAACCTGATTCAGGACATCATGGGCCATGTTATGTTCCTGGCTAAGCAACAGGCTCAGCAAACCCAAGGTGACGTAATGCAAATTGAAGCAGATATGTTTGACCAACTAATGCCTCAAATTATACCGCCTAAAGATAATTCACAAATCCGACTACAAGAACGTCAGTTGGATATTGAAGAACAGGCAGGTAAAGAAAAGCGCCATGTTGATATGCGTGAGATGGGATCTAAAGAACGTATCGAGAAGGCTAAGCTCTCTAAAGACGCAGAGGAACTACGTCATAATGCGAACCGAGCTTTAGAGCAACTGCAGCAAGATAGAATAATTGCTGATAATAAATTACAAGTAGAAAGAGAGAGAAACGCTAATGCAGGAACTAGTACACCTAAAAGGTGAATTACAAAAACTAATTACCACTAGAGAGAATAAGATAACTGCTGGTAATTGTGAAGATTATACTGTATATAAACAAATAGTCGGTGAGCGAACAGGTCTGCTCATGGCGGTTCAAGAAATAAACGACCTGCTTAAACGATCTTCAGAGACAGATTAATGGTTACTGATGCACCCGCTTTTGGCTCGACCAAAGGCAAGATAGTCCCCGATATAGTAATGCGACCTAACGTCGCTATTCAAAATACAAAACCACAAGCTACTCGTGAAGAACTAGCGAACTCTCAACTAGAAAAACTCCCTGTGCCTACTGGGTATCGCATGTTAGTTGTGCCCTATACCCAACCAGGTAAAACCCGTGGAGGCATTCTCCTTGCTGAGAGTACGCTTAAGATAGAAGAGCTTGCTACTACTATCGGCTATGTTATTGCCTTAGGGCCGGATTGTTACAAAGATCCCCTTAAATACCCCATGGGACCATGGTGTAAGAAAGGGGATTACGTTCTGTTTGGACGTTACGCTGGCGCCCGCATCATGATGCAAGGTGAAAAGGATGACAATCTCCCTCTCCGGTTATTAAATGACGACGAAGTACTAGCCAAAATTGATCACCCTGAAGATTTTGTAGGAGTTATATAATGGCTGAAGAAGAAGAAGTAGTTGAAGAAACAACTGAAGTTGTAATCGAAGAAGCAGATGATAAGGGAGAACTTGAAGCAACTGCGGAAGTTAACCCTAATGTTGAGGACCAACTCGAAAATGTAGCAGAATCCTCTAATACTGATACTAAAGAGAAAGCTGACGACGACTATAGTAAACGTGTCGAATCTCGTATCAACAAACTCACATACCAGGTGCATGAAGCTGGACGCCGTGAGAAAGCAGCTGTGGAGTACGCTCAAGGTGTACAGGCTGAAAACACTAAACTAAAAACAAAACAAGAACATCAGGACGGCGTGTTCATTAATGAACATAAAGGCCGTATCCAGGCTCAATTAGACACAGCTAAGCGCCAATATAAAGAAGCATACCAGCAAGAAGATCCTGAATTAATTGCGGATGCTAACCAAAACATTGCACGCTACGCTGCTGAGCTAACTCAAGCTGAGCAGACAGAGGTAAGGTTTAAACGCCATGTGCAGAGTAAACCAGCCCCTGATGCTAATGTTACACCTTATGAGCCACCTCCCCCTGTTAACGAATCTAATACCCAGTCGAATAAACCCGATGCTAACGCTACAGCCTGGGCTGAGAAGAATACATGGTTT